GGCAAACTTTTCTTACTGGCGTCCCAGTGCAACTGAACGGCTCCGGCTATGTTCAACAGTGGGATGGCACAACTGTATCGGCTGGGATTCTAGGAGTAGCAGAATCTTTCGGCCTTAACCTAGCAGCTGTTGGAACTGGTGCTCCGGTGCCGCCGTTTGGTGGAGTTACTGGCACTATTGCTATCCAAACCTACGGTTCTGTAGTCAATCAGCCTCTCGGTGTAAACATTGCTATTGGCACACCGGTTTCTGATGGACGCACGTTGTATATGGAACCGAACCAGGATAACATTTTCCAGGCGCTGTTTGATAATGCGACTGGTAGTGTTTCTGCTGATTACACTCCTGTGCAGGCATCTATTGGTCTTACCTACGGTCTTACCAAGGATGCTAACGGTTACTGGTACGTGGACAAGTCCAAGACCGGTGGCTCCGCAGTTGTACAGATTATTGCTCTTCCTCTTGGTTCCTATGTCAACGCACCAGTTAACTTTGTTTTTCTCACCGCTGCCATTCAGGTAGCTTAATCGAAGGAGATTTTCTATGCCTCAAGTACGAGCGAAATTTCCACAACTTATGCAGCCGGGGCTTCGTAAAATCTACTTCGATAGCCTCGATAGCCAGCTCAAAGCTTCAGATTATCCGAAGGTGTTTCACGAAGTTGATTCGGATTCTGAGTACGAACAAGAGCTGGAAATGGCGGGCGTTTCTATTCTACAGGAAAAGCCCGAAAACGCCTCAACTGCTTACACAGAAATGAAGCAGGGTGCTTCTAAGCGTGTTGAACCTCTGACATACTCTTTGGGTATTCGTACCTCGAAGGAATTGTATGACGATGATAAGTATGGGTTGGTAGGTAAAAAGGGACCGACTATGCTTGCTCGTTCTGCTGCCTTTACCAAAGAGATGATTGCGTGGAATGTATTCAACCAGGGCTTTACCAGTGCCGTCACCACATTCGACGGCAATCCGCTGTTCTACAATCAGCATGCTCTTCTCGGTGGTGCTTATGCTACCCAGATTGCTCCTGGAGCGGCGGGTGTTATTAGTGCGCCTGGCACATATCCTAATCGGCCCCCGGTGGACGTGGACTTCAGCGTTGCTGGATTACAGCTTGCTACCAATCATGCTTCTCGGATGATTGATAACATGGGCTTTCCGATTCGACTTCGCTGGGTCAATCTGATCACGCCTCCTGAGCTTCGGTTCCTTGTTCGTGAGATTCTTGGTTCTTCGGGTAAACCTTACACAGCAGACAACACCATCAACTCTCTGCTGCCCGAGGATTACAAGAACATCGAAGTTCCTTGGCTCAATAATCCTAGCGCTTGGTTCTTGGTTGCAGAGAAGCAGGACCATGCTTTGGAGGTTATCAACCGCGAAGCACCCTCCACGGACTTTGACGACGACTTCGATACGGATGCGATCAAGCAGAAAACTCGTATGCGTGTTGCTGCATGGTGCCCTCGTTGGCAGGGAGTGTGGGGTACTCAGGGACCGTAGCCTCAAGTTTGCAACAATCCATCGTTGCAAGGTAGATGGGGAGAGCGGATCCTGCTCCCCGCTCTCCGTCTACTAAAAGGAGTTTAAAATGAGTTTCTTTGCTGAATCCGGTTTGAAACACACTCTCTGGCGAGGCCCTTGGCGCTACTGTGCAAGATGTGACAGGAAAACAAAAATTGCACAGATGAAATGGGAACGGGGATTGCTGCTTTGCATTCATTGTCAAGATTCAAACTCTCGTCGTGGACCAGGACTTCTAGGTGAGCGAGATGTGCGAATTGCACAGGTTCTCACAGACGGTAAAGAAGAGCTTGTTCCGGTAGAGAAGGTACGACAACCAGATTTTGCAGAAGAAGTGGAAGATTTTCTAGTCTAAAAGCGCCAAGGCGCTGAAGGAGTTTCAAATGAGTCAGACAGACGGACGCTGGACTCAGGATGTTTCGGTTCCTGACGGTCAGTTTTTTATCGGTGCATCGGAGTTCTTTGATACTGCCAGCCTGGCTGCTAGAGGATCGGCAGGAGCGGGACTCTTCTCACTTAACCTTGCAGCTACTCAAGCTGGAACTTTCTTTGCGAATCTGGAAGCTTTTATTCGCACAGGAGTTTATGCTACAACTGCATATGATCAGGAGCAGTATGGAACTGCTGCTTCGGTTCCTGGGCCTTCGACAGTAGCAGGTACAAGCGGTCCAGAAGGTATTACAGGATTTCCACCTACGTTGGCTTCTGCTATGGCGACCCTCATCGGACCGCAGAGTGGGCCAGTACCCAAGGGAACACAGATTGATAGTATCGATGTAATTTATGGAGTCTATGCTGCGGCTGCCACAGTAGCAACGATTGGGCTAACTAAGACAGTCTTCTCCAATGCCGCTGCGCCAGTAGTATCGAATTTGATTGCTCTTGGTGCAAATGGACTTACAACTACCACAAACACGGCAGGTCAGGTGAAAGTTATCAATGTGCCGATCGCCTCTCCTGCTATGATCATTTCCGCGGATTCAGAGCTTGTCTTAAACGTTAACCTTACTGCGGGAGCTGGTGGTACAGTTTCATTTTATGGTGTGGTAATCAAGTGCCACTTTAACTGGAACTAGAAAGGAGTAGCAGATGGCAAATGATTACTCAGGCCGTATCTGGAAGATTACTGGTGCTGGCACCACTCCTTTTGGAACAGCAAATGTAAAGTTTAAAGGTGGTACTTGGACCGGTGCGGTAGCGGCTCAGACATTTATCATCACAGATGTAGCTGGTCGCGCATTTCAATGGACTTTTCCGGCTGATGGAAGTGCTGTAAACTTTCAAGAACTTGGCTGGATGAGCGGGCCGCTTACGTTTAGCGGTACCTTCACTGGAGAAGTTAATCTGTACCTCGGAACAAAGTAAGCGGGCAAAGCTTAGGAGTTTCCATGGGACACGCGAAAACAGAAAAACTCGCAAATGGTAATTTAGGAGTCGAAATTACCTATGGCGGTCTTGAAGCTCCTTTTGGCGGCGTGGATACGTCTGCGCCGCCAGCTTATATCGATGGTAAATGTTTTGCTGCCTCGGATGGTTTTGTAGTTGTAGATAACAAGCTATGCGTTGCTAACTGGCAGTCGGTGGTATTCCCTACTCTTTGGTCTGGTACAATGGGAGTCACGTTACTTAAAGTAGGAACGTTTTACAGTTCTCCACTTGGGCAGTTAAATTATGCTCTTGGATTTGCTGAGGCCCCAGATGGATCTACTCTTAATGGGATAGTCTATACCTTCTATATGACCTCGTGGAATTATAATACATATGGAGCACCGGCACTTATCGGAAACGATACTTTTTCAGTACGGTTTTTACCTCCTATATTTCCACCGACAGTGGCTTCGATTACGCTACCAATACTCAGTCCACTGGGTCCAATAGCTCTCTTGGGAGATAAAGCATACTATTATGGAACCTTGGCACTTGGTGTGTATCTATCAGGTGGGCTTATTGCTACTGTCTCGATAGCTGTTGGTGCGCCCCAAACAGTAGCGGAGGTCGTAGCAGCATTTGTTACACAGTTTAACACAGTTTTCAACGGCGCGCCTGGTTTCGATGCTGTCTTTGCTTCTGCATCAACTGATGGTCTTGGTATTGTAATAACTGCCAATGCCGATTCTTCTGCTAATGGAGCAGCAGGAAACAATTATCAAGTGGCAGATGCTTCAACAAATGGTAGTACTAGTCGCGGAATACCGTACTATTTTCCCGCCGCTCCTGTGACTTTCGGACCTACGAATCTCCAAGGTGGAACAGATGCTTATACTACTCAACCTGTATTTAAGTCGTCAAATATTTCTACTGCCTCGGTAGGCGGTACTCTATACATGGCCGGCCTTGGACCGATGATCTTAAAGTATGCTGGTACCGGTTTGTTCAAAGTTTCGTCACTTTATGCCGGGGTTCAAATACTTCGAAAGTTCGCAGGTTCTTTGATTGGTCTTGGAAATATTCCAGCGCTTAATAACGTTGTACAAGATACGAGTATGATTTTTTCATGGAGTGCAGCAGAAGATTTAGATGAGTGGTCACCTGAAGACGGCTCTGGGAATATTACTGGAGCTGGCTTTACACAACTTGCAGATATTGGAGATTCTTTAACTGGTCTGGTAGTTTCAAACAATACCGCTTTCATCATTCGCTCTGAGGGATTGTCTTATGCAACTGCTCTAGGAAGCGGTGCTGATCCATTTCAGTTTTCGCATATTGGACTTGGTGACTCTGGAGAAGGTGCGCAGGATTCGCAACTTGTGTGTGCATATGATCAAACTGGTGCATATGTTGGAAACACGAATATTTTTCAGCTTTCTAGTACGATAAGTCCGATTGGTAATAAAATCAAGGCGTTGTTTTTCAGTCTTCTTCAATCTCAAGCTGCCCTTACTGGAAGCGTTGCATGTGCAGTTACAATCGGTGGAGATACCTGGCCAGTTATTTTATTTATGATTGGTGGAAGTACGTTTTTATATAATACTTCCAACAACACTTGGCAAGTGTTCTCATACACTGGTACTCCCACTGGAAACGAAATCTTTTGCGATATTCTTGCTTTTGATCAAGGAGTAGCCAATCTCACAGCCTACTCGCCGGTACTGGTATTTCAGGAAGGTCGTCCGACTTCTTTAGTTGCTATTAGTTTAACTGAAGGATTGGCCAATGTTAACTCAAGATCAATTGCACCATTTGTTACATTTCCTCAAGAGGAGCTTCTTTTTGGCAGAGATATCACAGTTGATGCTTTGTACATTGCGCTATGGGCAAATGTCACAGCAGATACTACAGTGACGTTTTACATCAACGGTATTATATTTTCTACGCTTATTTTGCAGCCAGCAACCTATAATACCCTTTCTGGTAATCCAATCGAGGTGCAGATATATCCACAAACAACGACCACGGCGGGAGCTTTCACAGTGCATTCTCCTCAGTTGCAGATTCAGATACAACCTTTTGGAAATTCTGATACTGCGCAGATTCGCTTTTCGAAGATCCAAATGTACGCATCCTTTGATCCTTCACAGAGGCCGGTATAATGGCAAAGACACAGAATCCTGTATCAGCTGGTGTTTCTGGAGATACTCTTCGATGGGCGCAGAGTGTGCATCAAACACTCAATGGTAATGTGGATATGGGTATTCCAACTGGAAAAGATGCTACTGGAAACTGGAGCGAGTTTGGACAGGGAAATAGCTCAGGTGTATTGATACGGATTGGAGCAGCGTCTTCTACGCAAGCTAATAAATGGACAACTACCGGTACAGCGATTGCAGTCAATCACGGTCTTCAGCGGCAGCCAATCGGAGTACATCTTGTAAACTCGGATAAGCAACTTCAAGTATGGCAACCAACTACAGCAACAGCAACCTATATCTATCTCGCACCGAGTGATGCAACAGTAAATGCTACTGTGTATGTGTTCTAAGGAGTCTCAAAATGAGTTTTCAAGCCGGTGATTGTTATGTGGGTATTCAAGGTTTGTTGATGAATAGGCCTGTGGCTACGGGAACAGTTAATGAGGCTATCCGAAAAGCTATGCTAGAGCTTACAACGGATTACAAGCACCCACTGCTAGAAGTCACAGGGCCGCTGACAAACTTCGTTGCTTATCAGAATAGCTATGCGCCCAGTTACTTTCTAGCCACTGCTGATGCACCTTTGGATGTCACAAAGGTGAATTCGTTCTTTATTTATAACGATCCTTTTGTGGTGCCGAGTGCGACAAACAACGAAACTAACGCAGGGTATGATCTAAAGTTCAGAAGCTTTGACTCAATCGAAGTGCTTCTCAATATTCCTGGACTGCCACTTTACTGGAGTCGGAATAACAATCAGATTTTGATTGGCTCAATGCCAAATAACAGCTATGCTTGCTATATGCGTTATCAAAAGCAGCATCCGCTAACTGAGACACCTAATGGTTTTGCTGAAGACACTCCAATCTTGATGGCTGATGAATGGCAGGAGATTCTAGAGTATGCAGTAGCAATTAGGCTTGCGCCGCAACTTAATCTCGCAAATAAAAAGCAAGAACTCCATTCCTCGCTCTATGGAGATCAGAAGTTCCAAACCAGCGGTGGTATTGAAGGTGCGCCGGGGCTTATTTTCCAACGCACTTCTCAGCGTAACCGAGATCAAGTTACTACAACTCGCAGGATGAGACTGCGGAAGGGAAGTGTTTAATGGCAACGAATAACATGGTGCCTTATTCTAATCCAGCTGGGAATAACCAGACCACTCCAAAGACTGGCGGAACTATGCAGTCTATTATTGGAAAAGGGATTCCTGGAAGTCCTACGACACCCACAGGATCGAATCCACTCGTTCCTTCTGCACCTAATCTTGGCGGTGTTAACACAGCACAGGCTTCGACTACAGGTAGTGCGGTTCCCGCAACGAGCACCTCTGCTTCTTCATCGACGAATGGATTTATCACAAATGCAAACAACCCTAATGGTCAGAATGCTCTTCAGAAGCAACTTGATGATATCTACGGTTCTGGCGTTGGAGGATCTCTTTATTCTCTTCTTAATGGTATGAGCGGCACAGACTCTACTATTCTCCAAGAGTATATCCAATCTCTCCAGCCTCAAATGGCAACAGCTCAAGCTAATACAAACGCTGCTCTTGGCGCAGGTGGAGTTTCAGCGAACAGCAGTGTTGCAGCTATCGCAGATTCAAATCTACAATCTCAAGAAACAGCCGCAGTTGCTGGTGAGAGTGCTAATCTTACACAGTCACAGGAGCAGCTAACAGCCTCTCTGCTTAGTGGTATGGAAAACAAAGCAGCAGCTGAAACTGCCACAAGTGCATGGAGCACGCTTGGAAATGTGGTGGGTGATATTTCACAAGATGTGGGAGCTGTTATACACGGTAGCAGTGGAGCTACAAACACAGGAAATGCTGGAGCAGCTTCAGTTCCATCAAATTCTTCGGTTGCTTCTACTGCGGCGGCCGGAAACTCTCAGATTGCAGGAGTAGATACCTCGGCAATGGTAGCTGACAACACAGACTGGGGTTCTGTAATTGGTGATTCTGAGGATGCGTTTGAATAGGAGAAGATATGCCTGACTCGACAGTACCAACGAGCGTAAATCAAGGATCAAGTTTCAATCCAGCGCAGGTGCTGGAGCAGATTCTAGGTGGAAATAAAGAGAATCTCCAGTCGCTTGCTGTGAAGGCTGCAACACCTGTAGCAGGTGGCCATGCTGGGCAGGTGCCGTCTTCTATGATGCAACCGCAAACGCAACTTGCACCTATGCATATGGACAATCGAGAGGTTGTTGGAAGGCACAATGCACAAGTGCAGGGAATCGGAAATACAATTCGCGGAGTCACGCACATGCTGGCTACTGCGGAGACGGAAAAGCAGAACAAGCAGAAAGTAGAAGTCGCTTCTGCTACACAGCAATTGCTTGTGGCTCAGCAGGGTATGGACCAAGCGCAGCAAGTACTAAAGCAAGATCCAAACAATGCAGATGCCAAGGCAGCGGCAGAGCGAAACAAAGCTGTAATGAATGGTATACTTTCAAACGATAAGCTCAGGAAGCAAATCGCAAAGGGCTTTAACATTGACTTTACTGATCCTCAAGCAAACAAAACTCTGGAGCATCAAGGTGTAGCTCAAGGTAAGCAAATGGCTCAACAGCATCTTGACTATGCCGAGCAGTTCCAGCAAAAGACACCTACTCAGATGGGTCCAAATGTACAAGCCCAGGCCCAGTATCAGGCCGCTTTGGCGCAACGAAAAGAACAGCTTGAGACGGTTAAGGCTATGGGACCAATTTTCGCTGCTCAGCTAAAAGCTCGAGGTGCATTGGATGTTAAGAATATTGAAGCTGCGACTGAGCTAAGAAAAGCTGCTATTGACTCTGGAACCAAACTTGACGAGCAGATACTCAAAAATAAACAGGCAGACAAGGATAACGCTGCCGCAGCTGCGTTGGAACGTTACAGAGCTGGTACACAAGTCGCACTGGAGAATCTCAAACAGGGAAATCCAATCGAAGTTCTAAAAGCTTTTAACGAAGCTCAGAAAAACTATGGAACATCCGCTACTGAGAATCAAAAAAGTCGTCAAGCATTAAATGCCGAACTTGATAAAGGTCCATCTTCTAGCAGACAGGCTGAGATTCGGCGACAGCTTCAATCCATTGACGCTATCGACGAGCAGGCAAAAAATGCCTTTTT